TACTACTATTAACCTGACTGCTACAACAGTGAATGTTCTATTCCCTGCGGGTATTGATCAATTAACTACTTCATTGATAGTTGTTGGTAGAGACAGTGGAGCTAGAGTTTCAATTCCTGTCCAATTAAACAAAAATACAAATTGTTAATATATTAAAATATGTCATTTAAAAGATTAGACCCTGAAGATTTCTTAGTTAGCGCTGATTCTATTGTCGCTCCTGCTTGGTCAGACTATGTATCTGCTTTATTTTACCCAGATTTCTATAAATCAGATACCCAACAAGCTTCTGTTAGCGGTCAATATTATATAAATGTTTATAATGTTGATCCAAATGTTGATCCTAGCGCTGAAATACAATTCGCTACAACTTATGGTGATGTTTTAGGTTCAGGATCTTTATTATATAATGCTGGTGTTGTTGGATTATCACCTTCAAGAACAGTATATGGACAACTTGTAAATTTATTATTAGGTGAAGATGAAGGCGCTTCTTTTAGATTTGGAGGACCATCATATAATAATGAATATTTTTGGGCTATATCAGTTAATAGAACTCGTTATAAACAATCTATTATGCCTGGTAGTTTTCAACTTCAACTCAGAGGTACTGATTGGAATAACAAATATATAACAGATAATAGCCGTATAACTCCTACAGTAGATTATACCCCTGCTGGAAGAAGATTTACTTTAGGATCAGGTAGTTTCGGTGATGGTGTAATGCCTGCTGGATCAACTGAAGGAGTATATGGTTACCTATACCCTGATGTAGGTATTATAATTTTAAATTGTGCGGCTATAGCAACTACTGACCCAGCTTTCAATAATGTTTTTAGATCTTTTAACGCTAATGAAAATGCTCCTGATAAATTAAGACAAAGAATATACGGTTTTACCCTCCAAAGCCAAGAAACAGTAGCATCTGATTTTGTATTTTGTAGAGCCCGAAACGCTGAATTTAACTACTCAGTTAACCCAAGTTTCTCAGTTTCTGCTAGCGCTGGATCTATTCTATATAATGATTTTATACAAAATCCAGCCACATATATCACATCAGTAGGGATGTATAATGATAATAATGAGTTACTAGCTGTAGCAAAATTATCAAAACCACTTAAAAAGGATTTTACTAAAGAAGCTTTAATACGTGTTAAATTAGATTTTTAAAATGAATGGGTGCGTTCAAATCATTAACATCACAAGATATAATTGTGTCTCCATTAGTTGTAGATGGAGGGAGTCAAAATCCCTTTATTGATTTCATTTTAGGTAGGAATACACCCTATAACTCTATTAATGATGAACCAAACATCCCTCCTTTCCCTCCAGCATCATTAGTATATAGCTCAATAAAGCAATTATATTATAGTAATACTTTTCCTAATGATCCTCAACCCTACATTGTAATTGATAATCAAGGAAAAGTAATTGAGGGTAGCCAAACTGCTAATGTTAATAGTAGATATGATAATTATTTACAAAGTGGTTTATATCCTGTCAAAAATTTTCCAACAGGAGAAAATGATATAATAGCTGTAGGTACTATACCTCAATCATTATTTGGAGATTATATAAAACCTGGAAGTATCAAACTTTTAGCCGGAGGAGTAGTAGTAGATGACGGTTATGGTAATCTATATAAAACTTCTACACTTCAATATGTAGGTAATATAATATATACCCACGGTATAATAATAATCACAGACCAATCATCAGCAGAGTTTATTGTTGGAGGTGATACTGTTAACTTCTCTCCTATGAGAACAGTATATGAAACCCAATATAAATGCACTATTAGACCAGATGAATTTAATTATTCACAAAATCCAACTTTACTAACAGGAAAACAACTCACTAATCCTATAGTATCCCCGGGGGCTATAGTTAATACCAGTGGTGATATGATTAGTTTTGTGACAGGTTCTTCCTTTGCCCCATATATTACATCAGTGGGACTTTATAACACAAACAATGAGTTATTAGCTGTAGCAAAATTAAGTCAACCTATACCTACAAGTAGAACAGTTGATATGAATATAGTTATTAATATGGACAAATAATTATGCCACTAACAAGAATAGACCCCGCAGATTTTGTTTTTAATAATGATGCTCTTTCTATATCATGTTGGAGAGATGAAAATGGTGATCCTGTAGGAGATACAGAAACTACTCCTACTTTTGATACCCAAACAGTATCATATACTGTTAATAGTGATACAGGAACTGTAACTAATTATTATATCTCAAATACAGCTAATTTACAATTTAGTGTGACATTTGCTGATAAAAATGGGGATGCTTATCAAAAAGCTGTTTATGGTGCTATTCACAATATATTGATTGGAGATAATGGTGTTGGTATTACATGGGGTATTGGTGTAAAAACAAGATTTTATGTTATATCTTTATCTAAAAATACAGCACTTCCACTTTTACCTGGTAGTTTACAATTAGGGAGCCTTACAGATGATAGCAATATAAACCAACCTAAAATTCTAAATTGTGGGAGAGCGTACAACTTAGCCGGAGTAACTTCACCTCCTTTTAGATTTGGATATGGGAACGGTTTCCCAGTAGGACTTTTCCTCCCAGATGTAGGATTGATCCTTACCACTAACCCTCCATCCTCAGATCCTTTTGTTTTACGTACTTTAAACCCAACTCCAACCAACCACGTCTTTATAAGAGCTCGAAACACTGAATACAACTACTCTACCAACCCAAGTTTCATTTCAGGAAGTTCAGGTATTATAATTAATCAAGATTGGTTTAGTAATCCTCAAACATATATTACAACTGTTGGTTTATATAATGATAATAACGAGTTAATGGCGACAGCTAAACTCCCTAGACCATACAATAAAAACTTCAATAACGAGTTATTAATACAAGTAGGTTTAAATTTTTAAAATATGAATAATTGGTTTTGGTATGAAAGCATGGAAATCAAAGAATTTAAAACAATAGAAGATTTCCCACAAGAGTGTTTTGGTTTTATTTACAAAATAACTAACACTATCACAGGTAAGTTTTACATTGGCAAAAAAAGTCTTTACCATAATGTAAAGAAAAAACTTACCAAAAAAGAACTAGCTGAACAATCAGGTCCTGGTAGAAAAGCAACCACTAAAAGAATACAAAAAGAATCTGATTGGGCTACATACTGGGGTTCTAATAAAGAAATACTAGCTGAAATAAAAGCAAGTAACACCTTATCATTCAGTAGAGAAATTATTAGAATGGTAAGAACCAAAAAAGAACTAACTTATTGGGAAACTGCTTACCAGTGCAAGTACAATGTTTTGTTTGTGAATAGTTATAATGACAATGTATTAGGAAAGTTTTTCAAAAAAGACTTCGCTCCTAATGCTCTCCTTCATACATTATAATGTATGGTAAATCAGTTGTTGATAACTCTAGTAGATTCTGTTTTAGGTAAAGGTAAAAATACCTCTAAAAACAATCGGGCATATACTTGTCCGTTCTGTAAACATCATAAGCCTAAACTTGAAGTAAACATGGATACTAATGCTAAAGGTGATAACCCATGGCATTGTTGGGTATGTAATACTAAAGGTAGAAAATTATCACGTTTATTTAAACATCTAGAAACTACACCTGATAAGCTTCAAGCATTACATTCTTTAGTAGGAACATCTAAATCAGAACATACAGATGTTAATTTAGAGCAGGTTAAACTACCTGAAGAATTTATTCCGCTAATTGATGTGACTTCAAATAATATTGTTGGTAGACGCGCTTTAGCTTACCTAAAACGCCGTGGTATTACCAAATATGATATTCTAAAATACAATATTGGCTATTGTGAACATGGACATTATGCTAATATGGTTGTTATACCTTCATATGATGAAAAAGGTAATTTAAATTATTTTACATCTAGAGGATTTGAAGAATTTTCTAGATCCAAATATAAGAATCCAAATGTATCAAGAAACATTGTTCCATTTGAATTTTTCATAAACTGGAATGTACCTATCATTTTATGTGAAGGCCCATTTGATATGATGGCTATTAAACGCAATGTAATACCATTATTAGGCAAAAACATCCAGGATAAACTAAAGAAAAAACTCGTTACTTCACAAGTACAAAAAATATATATAGCATTGGATAAAGATGCTATTAAACAAGCTCTTTCATTTTGTGAGGATTTATTAAATGAAGGAAAAGAGGTTTATTTAGTAGAATTAAAAGATAAAGATCCAAGTGAAATGGGTTTTGAAAACTTTACTAAGTTAATCCAAACAACCCAACCATTAACATTCTCAAACTTATTTGAGAAAAAACTAGAACTAGTATGAGTACAATCAAACACTCCTATGATCGAATTTTAGAAATATCTGACGACCATAAACAAATTACATTACCCGACTCTAGATTTTATAGACGAAACGGTAATTACTATCCATCTGTTACTTATGTGTTAAGTTATTATCCAAAAGGTAAATTTTTTGAAGATTGGCTTAAGAAAGTAGGATATGCTTCAGAACATATTGTTAAAAAAGCAGCTGAAGAAGGTACTAAAGTTCATGAAATGATTGAAGAGTATTTGAACGGAGCTGAGTTAAAATTCCTATCACCTCAAGGTTACCCACAATATAGTCCTGATGTATGGCAAATGTTTTTACGTTTTGTAGAGTTTTGGGAAACTCACAAACCTAAACTTATTG